GGGGACCGGAAATCGGAGAAAATCAAAAGCCGGAAATTGGCTTTTGATCGCCAAGAGCCTGAAATCACTGCATTCGATGGCGCGATGGCGGAGAAGTTCGACCTCGGCCGCAGCACGATCAAGGACGCCGTCGCGATATGGGAGGGTCTGTCGGCCCCGTCGCGTGCGGCGCTACGCGGCACGGCGCTGGCAGAGAAGAAGACCGAGCTGAAGGCCCTGTCGAAGGAGAGCCGCGCCCGCCAGGCGAAGATCCTCGCCCTGATCCTCGACCCCGCCCATCCCGACATCCAGAACGTCGCCGAGGCGCTCTTCCACCTCGAAAACGGCATCACGCCGAACATGGTCGAGCGCCGCTATCTCGCCGCGACAAAGACCCTCGGATCGCTCGACGACGTGCTCTTCGACCGGGTGATCATGGCGCAGGAGGAGCGGGTGATCGCGTCCCTGAAGCGGAGGGGGCGCATCTGATGGCCCGCCGCCGCGACCTCCTGACCCGCGACCTCTTCGACTGGCAGCCGCCGCGCGTGGCCGTCGGCTACGGCGTCGAGGTGACGGGGCGCGGGCCGCTGGATGCCCGCATCGCCCGGGCCATCGGCCAGGCGTTCAGGGACGCGCGCGACGACGGCCTGCCGCGGCCGGAGATCGCGCGCCGGATGGCCGAGCGGCTCGGCCGCCCGGTGTCGCCGGCAATGCTCGACAAGTGGTCGTCGGAAAGCTCGGGCGAGCACCGCATCCCGCTCGACGCCTTCGTGGCGCTGGTGCACGCGACCGGCGCGCGCGACCTTCTCGGCTTCGTGCCGGCCGAGTTCGGCCTGACCGTCATCGAGAGCGAATATGCCGAGCTGATCGAGGCTCAGCTTCTGGACGAGCACATCGCCGAGATGCAGGCGCGGGCGCAGGTGCTGGCGGCGCGCCGGAGGGCCCGGCGATGACCCCGGCGCGTCAGGAATTCTTCACCGCGCGGGAGCTGGCGGAGATCGCGGCGAAGCGGGGGATCGTGTCGTTTCCGGTCAGCGAGCGTGGCGTCCGTTTCTACGTCGACCGCGACGGCTGGAACGACCTGTCGCCGTCGCTGGTGCGGTGGCGGAAGGGCGAGGGCCGGCCGAGCCGGGAATACCACTGGTCGATCCTGCCCGCGCTCATGCAGCTGGCGATCACCGCTGGCGAGACGCGCACGACCCTGATCGACGCGCAGGCGCTCGACAAGGCGGCCCGGCTGCGGCAGGTCGCGGCGCTCCGTGCCGCGCGGGCATCGAGCCGCGCGCACGAGGTCGAGATGGCGCGGGGCGAGGTCCTGAGCTCGATCGAGGGCTACGCCATTTCCTGCGGGCAGTCCCGCGCCTGGGGGATCGCCCGCTTCCTCGAGGCACAGAAGGTGGCAGCAGCGCGTCAGGAAGCGAGAGACAGGATCGGCCGCGGGGAAATCCTGACGCCACCAGAGGCCGCGATCCTGACGCAGCCGGACCTTCTGTCCGACCCCACCGGGTTCGACCTGCGGTTCGCACGCCTTGCAGTGGCGAACGATCGAAAGGGCGGCATCCTGTCGCGCAGCACGATCTACGGCTGGTTCAAGGCGCGCGACACGGGCGGGATCGCTGCCCTGTCGCCGGTGCCGCCGAAGGAGGCCGAGCCGATCCCGCCTGCCTTCATGGAGTTCATGAAGTTCTACGCCAAGCCCTCGAAGCCGACGATCGCCGCCGCCCACGCGGAATACATCCAGGCGGCCAGCGCGCGGGACGGCATCCGGCACATGCCGATCTCCCTCGGCCAGGCGACCCGGATCCTGCGCCGGCGCCTCAACAACATCGAGAAGCACGTCGGGCGCGAGGGCATCCTGACGCTGAAGTCCCGGCTGGCCTACGTCCAGCGCAGCACCGACGGAATGTGGCCGACGACGATCTACACGGCCGACGGCAAGACCTTCGACGCCGAAGTGGCCGATCCCGTCTCGCGCAATCCGATGAAGCCGGAGATCACCTCGATCCTCGACGTGGCGACCCGCAAATGCGTGGGCTTCGCGGTGTCGCGCAAGGAAAACGTCATCGCGGTGACCGAGGGTCTGCGCCGGGCCTGCATCTCGCACGGCATCCCGGCGATCTTCTACACCGACAGGGGCCCGGGCTACCGCAACAAGACCGTCGACGGACGGGACGGTGTCGATCTCGGCGGGCTGATGGCGCGGCTCGGCATCACCAAGATGCACGCGCTGCCCTACAACAGCCAGGGCAAGGGCATCATCGAGCGGTTCAACGCGGTCTGGAACGACCTTGCCCGGACCCTGCCCAGCTATCTCGGCCAGGAGATGGACAAGGAGGCCAGTTCCAAGGTCCACAAGCTCACCCGGTCCGAGATCGCGCAGTTCGGTTCGTCGCGCATCCTGCCCGCCTGGGACGAGTTCCTGGCAATGTGCGAGGCGACCGTGGCCGCCTACAACGACCGCCCGCACAGCGGCCTGCCGAGCTTCGAGGATCCGGCGACGGGCCGCCCAAGGCACATGACGCCCAACGAGGCCTGGGCGGCGCATGTCGCCGACGGGTTCGAGCCGGTGCGGGTGGAGCCGGCCGCCGAGGACGATCTCTTCCGGCCCTACGAGGTCCGCACCGTCCGGCGCGCGCTCGTCGAGTGGAACACCAACAGCTACTACCACGACGATCTCGAGAAATATCACGAGACGCGCGTCGCGGTGGGCTACGACCTGCACCAGGCCGACCGCGTCTGGGTCCGCGAGATCGACGAGCAGAGCGGCCTGCCGGGAAGCCTGATCTGTGTCGCCGTCTTCGGCGGAAACACCCAGCGCTATGTGCCCCTGAGCTTCCAGCAGGCGGCCGAGGAGGGTCGCGTGAAGGCGCAACTGCGCCGGATCGGAAAGAAGGCGGAGGCCATCCAGGATCAGCTCCGCGCGCCGCTCCTGGAGCATTCGCCCCAGGCCGTGATGCCCCAGCTCAAGGCTGCCCCGGAACCCATCCCGGTCCGGACGGTGCAGGAGGACGCGCCACCGGCAACGGCCGCGATCACCTCGGATGCGGATCTGGCGAAGCTCTGCCTCGCCGATCCCGGCCAGCTGACAGGGGGCCGTGCGCATGTCCTGCGCGAGGTGATGGCGCGGCGGAACGGGCGGGAATTGTTGAGGATATCAGGCGTGGACCTGGACGAGTTGGACGCTTTGCTCAGGTCCGCCGCCTGAAACCGTCGAGCAGCAAGGAGAGACTACATGAGACCGACCTTTGTGGAAACCCGGAACTACCATCGCTTCATGGAAGGCATGGACGCGCTCGATGCGCGCGGGTCGGAAGAGTGCCGCCTCGTCGTCGTCGACGGCCTGCCGGGCCTCGGAAAGACCACCATTCTCGCGCGCTGGGCAACGCAGGAAAGCTGCCTTTACCTGCGCGCCAAGGTGGAATGGACGCCCTACTGGATGATGGCCGAACTGCTGGCCGAGGCCGCGGTCACGCCGCCGCATGGGCATGAGGCACGGTTCCGCGCCTGCATCGCGACGCTCCGGGCACGGATGGGGCTGGCCCGGGCCACGGGAGCGCAGTTCGCCGTTGTCATCGACGAGGCCGACTATGTCTCGCGCCACTCGAAGCTCGTCGACGCGATCCGCGACCTCGCCGACCTGGCCGAGGTGCCGATCATCCTGGTCGGGATGGGACGGATCCGTGACAATCTCACCCGTCATCCCCAGACCGCCTCGCGGATCAGCCGCTACGTCCGCTTCGAGCCTGCCGATCTGGCGGACGTCGAGGAGTTCCTCGCCGCCAAGTGCGACGTGCCGGTCGCGAAGTGCCTCGCCGCCTTCGTCCACCGCGCCACCGGTGGGTTCAACCGCGAGCTTCTGGAAGCGATCCGCTCCATCGAGCGCTTCGGCCATCGCAATCCGCCAGCTGCGCCTGAGGGCCTGACGGCGCGGGAAATGGCCGGACAGCACCTGATCAACGACCGCAAGTCGGGCCAGCCGATCGCCGTGCCGGTGCGCTGACATGGTCGGAGAACCCACCATCCAGACAGGGATCCTGCACGGTCTCGGCGACGGCGGCATGCCGATCGGCGATCTCGCCGACCGGCTCGGCCTTGGCCGCGGACAGGTCAGCCAGGCGGCCGCGCACCTGATCCTGCGCGGCTTCCTGGAGCGGCTGGAGCGCGGCACGTTCCGGCTGACCGCGGCCGGGCGCGAGGCGCGCGATCGCGGCGTCACCATCGACACCGGGGTGACGGGACCTATTCGGGCGCTGCGCGTGCCGAAGCGCACCACGATCCGGCAGCGCGCCTGGGCCGCCATGCGGATCACCCGCACCTTCACCGTGGCGGACATCACCACGGCGGTGGCGCGCGACGGCGACGGCGACGTGGCGGAGAACCTCCGGCGCTACTGCAACGAGCTGGCGAAGGACGGCTATCTGGTCCGCGCGCGCCGGCGCCGGCCGGGGACCGCGCCCGGCTCGACCGGCTTCGCCGTCTTCAGCCTGGTGCGTGACACCGGCCCGCTCGCCCCGGTCTTCAGCCGCAAGGCCGGCGCGATCCACGACTTCAACCGGAGGGCAGGATGACGCCGGCCCTGCCGATCGACCTGGCCGATCCCGAATGGCTCGCCCTCCTCCGGGCCGAGCGGGCCAAGGGGCGGCCGGTGTCGGCGATCGCGCGCGACTGCGGCATGGCGCGGCCGTCCGTGTCGATGCTGCTGGCCGGCACCTATCCGGCCCGCAGCCTCGACCTGGTCGAGCGCAAGCACGGCGCCGCGATCGTGAAGGCGTTCCGCGACCGGGTGTTCTGCCCGCATCTGCGCCGCGGCATCCCGGCCGAGGAGTGCCGCGCCCACGCGACGGCGCCGATGTCGATCTCGAACGTCGCGCGGATGCGCCAATGGGAAGCCTGCCGGCGCTGCCCGCTGAACCCCGTCACCGAACCCGAAGGAGGCAAAGGATGAGACGTGCGACCCGATGCGAAGGGCCCGCGCCGGAGGACATTTCGACCGCGAGGCGAAAGGCGATCATCCGGGCGCTGGTGGAACAGGCCCTCGCCGATCAGGACTACCTGGAAGCGGTGATCGTCGCGACTGGCAACATCATCGGCATCCGGTCGGTCCAGGCCGGGGTGCCGGTCGAGGACGTGCTCGATCTCCTCCACAGCATCGCCGCGGACACTGCCCGGGCGAACCGGGCCGAGGTCCTGCAATGACCCGCCTGACCTTGCCCGAAATGACCGTCCTCGCCGGCCGCGGGCTGGGCCGGATCGACCGCTACGGCGAACGCGGCGCGACGCTCTGCTCGATCGAGGAGGTCGCCGCGATGGCGATGGTCTGCGCGCTCGCAGGCCTCACGCCGATCTACCCAGATACCTACACCCCGACCAGCAGGATCACCTGGACAGAAGGAGAACGGGCATGACCCGCAAGATGAAGAGCTTCGGCACCAACATCCCGGTGCCGCAGGACGACAGCGAGGCGCGCGAGGCGATCCGCGAGATCGGCGAACTCAATCGCGAGGTGCTGCGCCTCGAGGCGGAGATGAACGACCGGATCGCGGCGCTCCAGCAGGAATACGGCGATCGCGCCCAGCCCATCCGCGAGGCGGCGCTCGCCAAGCACGAAGGCCTGAAGGTCTTCTGCGAGGCCAACCGCGCGCGCCTGACGACGGGCGGCAAGGTCAAGTTCCACCGCTTCGCCACCGGCCAGGTGAGCTGGCGGCTCCGCCCCGCGAAGGTCGCGATCCGAGGGCAGGAGGCGGTGATCGAGGCGCTGCAGGCCGCCGGCCTGACCCGGTTCCTGCGCACCAAGGTCGAGGTCAACAAGGAGGCGATGCTCGAGGACCGCAAGACGGCGATGGGCATCAAGGGCGTCACGATCGGGTCGGACGGAGAGGACTTCATCGTCGAGCCCTTCGAGACCGAGTTGGCCGAGGGCACGGCATGAGCCGGATCGAGCGGAAAGATGATGCCTGGGTGCGGTACCAGAACGCCCGGGTCCGGCGCGCGAAGGCCGAGATCGCCGTGATCGAGAGGCGCGCCGCGGCCGAGGCGGCGGAGGCTGACTTTGACGCGGCGTACAGAGCGGAGACGGAGGCATCGGATGCATGGCGCAAGGCCATCGATGCCGAGCGAAAGACGACCGAACCGACGGGCATGGTGCCCGCCGGAAACCCTGAAGGAGACTGAAATGGTGACTGTCAACAAGGATGCCGTCGTCCGCGCGGTGGCGGAGAAGACCGGGCTGCCGCTGGCCGCGACGAAGTCGGTGATCGACGCCTTCACCGATCACGTCGGCACCGCCGCGGCAGAGGGCGCGACCGTTCGCCTCACGGGCTTCGGCAGCTTCAGCGTCAAGGCGCGCCCCGCCCGCAACGGCCGCAACCCGGCCACCGGCGAAGCGATGCGCATCCCCGAAACCCGCCGCCTGGTCTTCAAGGCGTCGAAGGCATCCTGATGCGAAACCCCGTCCGGGCGAGCCCCGGACGGCGGTCGGCCGGGCGTGGCGGCCCGGTCCTGATGAGCAGCCGAGGTAGCCAGCCGTGAAAAATTTCGCAGTAAATCCTGACAGTTGCGCGGCCCCGGCGCGGGCCGGTAGGGTGGCGCAGCTCTTTGACATCGTGAACCAAACCTTCGACGGGGCGGGTCGAGTGCCGCGCGCATTCCCCGCCCCGGCCGAAGCCCATTTGACAAATTTGCGGCGTTGCCCCATGTTCGGTCCGTCAGCCAGCGTCCTAGACAGCGCCCTGACCGGTCTACCGAAGGCGGTTACGCCCCGAGACGGCGGTTCCAAAAGAACCGATCCTACTCCGGGTGCCATGCGCGCATGTCCAGGGCTTCGGCCTAAAGACGCATGGGGTCTGTCCTTCGGCAGATTGTCTAACACCCGGGGGCAATCGTCCCCCGTAACCGAAGGAAGTGAAAACAATGTCCCAGGACAACCCCATTCTGATACCCGTGCCCTTCCACGAGGACACGATCACCTGCATCGAGACGCCGGAGGGCGTGTTCGTCGCGGTAGCGCCGATCTGCAACCGGCTCGGCATCGCCTCAAACACTCAAATCACCCGACTGAAGGCGGACGGAACCCGTTGGGGGGGATACCTTATCGTATCCCCTTCGGCGGGCGGCGCGCAGGAAACTTACTGCATTCCGCTGAGCCGACTTGCCGCGTGGCTGTTCTCGATCAATGCGAACCGGGTCAAACCAGAGCTGCGCGAAGGTCTGATCCAGTATCAGCGCGAAGCGGACACGGTTCTGGACCGGCATTTCCGGCAGCGGGCGGCCGAAACATTGGCGCGGATCGAGGAGCAGGAGCGGATGCTGTGGCATTGCCACCAGCATATCCTGATGTCGGACCCGAAGTGGAACCGCGCCGCGCGCCTGAAGGAACTCGGCTCCTCGCCCTATCTGATCGCCAAGAAATGCGGCTGGAGCCGGATCGAGGCGGAGCAGGAGATGGCCGAGATGCATTCCTGCGGCATCAGGCCCCTGTGGCGGGACGACATGATGACGGTCTTCGACCGCGAGCGCAGCCTACGTTGGGAGAACGAGCACCTGAAGGGCAAGCTCAAGGAAGCGGACGATCAGATGGCCCTGTTCCCGGCACTGTTCGGGCAGGAAGATGCCTGACGACCCCCGCGACGACCTCTATACCGGGATCGCGGCGCTCGGGGCGCTCGGCGACGTGCTTCTGCACGCGGCGCGCCCCGGGCGCGGCGACCTGCACCTGGTCGATCCGGAGGGCCTTTACTGTCTTCTGGAATGCATCGGCGCCCGTCTGCGGGCCGCGCAGGAAGGCTTCCGGGACTGGCGGCCGGCCTGACACCCATGCGGGCCTTCGGATGCGGAGGCCCGCATGAACGCCAACGCCATCATCAACATCGCCCGCATCCAGCTGCGGCTGGAGGAGGACGACTACCGCACGATCCTCCTGCGCGTGACCGGCAGGGCCTCGCTGCGCGACATGTCGGAGCGCCAGAAGATCGACGTCCTGGACGAGCTGAAGCGGATGGGCTTCCGGGTCAAGGCCGGGGGACGCAGGCTGCCGGCCTCGCACAAGCCCTATGTCCGGCTGATCCACGCGCTCTGGAAGAGCTGCGCGCGGCTCGGCGTCATCGAGAACGGGTCGCGCGAGGCGCTTCGGGCCTTCGTGCACCGCTTTGTCGCGCATGGCGACCCGAGTGTCGCGGTCGATCCCGACCTTCTGTCCTACGACCAGGCCGCGCCGATCATCGAGGCCCTGAAGAAGATGGAAGCCCGCGGCCGCAAGGGGGTCGATGCATGACGCTGCGGATCGACGAGGAGGCCTATGCGAGAGCGCTGCGGCAGAGCGCGTGCGAGACGTTGCGTCGCTGGCGCGGCGACGGGTTGCACGCATCGGCGCAGAAGGGCGGCCTGACGGAGGGCGTCGTCAACGTGCTTGCCGATGGACCGACCACGGCCGTCGCCATCGCCGCGCGCCTCGGCCGCGCCATCACGGACATCCCGTCGATCCTGCGGCGTCTCGAAAGGGACGGGCGCGCCGAACGGGCCGGCGTGACCAGAAACCACACCAACCAGCCGGTCACTCTCTGGAAGGGGCGGTCCAAGACGTGACCCGGCTGCCCGCCCGCACCGAAGGATTGCCGGCATCTCTCATCGACCTGGCCGAGACGCTCGGCTTTTCGGTGGCGATGAAGCTGATCCAGGCGTTCGGCGGGCAGGAGGTGAAGTTCCCCCGCCATCCCCGACCCGATCACCCGATCATCACCGCTCTTGGTGAAAGGGACGGTCATGCGGTATGTGAGTATCTGGGCGGGGCGATGATCTACGTGCCGCACGGAAGGACCGGCGCCAACCGCCGCGCCGTCGCCGGGCTCGAGACCAAGGGCCACAGCCGTGGCGAGATCGCGCGGATGCTCGGGATTTCGCAGCGCCACGTCCGGCGGCTCGCGAACCGCGAGGACGACGACCGCCAGCCCGGCCTCTTCGACGACTGACCGGACCGAGGTCCGCGCGCGCGACCGCCGGCAGGCAGGCTAAGCCTCTGAAAAGCCGGCTGTCACGAGGCCCCATGCCGATCCTGATCCCAAGCGCGGAGGGCGTCGCCTTCCTGGAACGCCACGAGGGCGTGGTGCTGCGCGCCTATCGCGACGTCGCCGGGGTCTGGACGATCGGCGCCGGCCTGACCGCGGCCTCGGGCGTGGTGACGCCACGCCCCGGCATGGTGATCACGAAGGAAGAGGCGAGCCGGCTCCTCGCCCTCGCGCTCACCCGCAACTATGCGCCCGCGATCCGCAATGCCATGCCGGGCGCACGGCAGCACGAATTCGACGGCGCGCTGAGCTTCCATTTCAACACCGGGGCGATCCGGCGCGCGAGCTGGGTCGAGGCGTGGCGGGCGCGCGACCGCAAGGGCGTCGCCGACGGCCTCGCGAAATGGGTGAGGGGCGGCGGCAGGGTGCTGCCCGGGCTCCAGCGCCGGCGGGCCGAGGAGGCGGCGCTGATCATCGACGGCGTCTACGCGCCGACCACCCCGAAGCCGCTCCGCCGGCCGGGGGCGGCGCGGATCACCCTGCGGCTCTCGGATCGGGAACTGGTGGCCGCCCGCTCCGGCCTCCGCACCCTCGGCTACGATCCCGGTGGTGATCCGCGGTGCATCGCCATGATGGCGGTGGTCGCCTTCCAGCGCGACCACGGCCTGACCGTCGACGGCGTCCTCGGCCGCGGCACCCTGACCGCGCTCCAGCGCCGGCTCGACGCAAGGGGCAAGGCCGGTGCCGTCGCCGGCGCGGGCGGCGCCGGTGCGGTGGCGCAGGCGCCCGGCCTCGACGGGATCGTGCCGCAGGCCGACCTTGTCTCGCTCGTCCTGCTCGCCGGCGTCGCCGCCGCCGCGATCTGGCTCGCCTGGCGCTACCGCGACGTGGTGGCGGCCAAGGTGCAGCGCCTTGCCCCCCGAACCGCAACCTGGCTGAGGAGCCGCTGAGATGAAGACGATTGCCGCCCTGGTCCTCTGCCTCGCCGCCGGTCCGGCCGGTGCCGAATGCCTGCCGCTCGCCGACGCGCTCGCCTCGCTGGCCGGGCGCTGGCACGAGACGCCGGTCTTCACGGGCGCCTTCGACGGCGGGGCCTGGATCGTCACCGCCGCCCCGGACGGCGGCAGCTTCACCGTCCTGTTCGTCCGCTCCGATGGCTCGGCCTGCCCGGCAGGCGCGGGCGAAGGCTGGGCCGCCGCGCCCTTGGCCCCGGCCGGAAAGGAGGGCTGACATGGCGCCCGCACTCATTGCCCTCGCCGCCCGGATCGGCGCGCCGGTCATCCGCGACATCCTCGCCCGCAAGATCGGCCGCGAGAACGCCGAGCTTGCCGGCGATGTCATCGGCATGATCGCGAAGCGCGCCGGCGTCGCCCCCGAGGCGATCGAGCAGCTCGCCGTCGACCAGCCCGCCCGCGTCACCGCGGCGATCCAGTCCGTCGAGGTCGAGGTCGCGGAGCTGGCGCCGATCTACGCCGCCGAGCTTGCCGCAAGGCAGGAGACCTACCGGATGGAGCAGGCCGAGCCGCTCTGGGTCCGCGCCTGGCGGCCGCTCGGCATGTACGGGCTCGGGGTGCTCTGGTTCTGGAACCTCGTGCTGCTGCACATCGCCAATGCCTGGTGGAAGATCGCCCTGCCGCCCACGGACCTCTCCATCCTCATGCAGGTCAGCGCGCTCTACATGTCTCTCTACATGGGCGGGCACACCGTCAAGGACGTCGCAGGAAAGTGGATGAACCGGCCGTGACCGATTTTGCACTGCATATCCAGAAGATCGGCGAGGCCCACAAGCGCCTGGACGTCAACGAGGGCCGCATCGCCGAGGCCCATCGGCGCCTGTCGGACCATGACGGGCGGATCGGGGCCCTGGAGCGCGACAACGCCGTCTTCGCCGAGCGCATGAACACGGTGATCTCGAGCCTCGCCGAGATCAAGAGCACCATCACCTGGCTGAACCGCCTGGTGCTGGGCGGCATCCTGATGGCCGCCGTCGGCTTCGTGATTTCGGGGGGCCTGAATGTCGGGCAGTGACGACCTGCGCCGCAAGGCGCGATCCGACTACGTCTATCGCCGGATGACGCTGGCCACCATCGCGGTGGCCTACGGCAAGAGCGAGGCGACGCTGGGGCGGTGGAAGAAGACGGCCCGCGAGGCCGGCGACGACTGGGACAAGGCGCGCACGGCCCATGTCATCGCCGGCGAAGGCGTCGAGGTCGTGGTGTCGTCGGTCGTCGAGGACTTCATGATCCAGGCGCAGGCGATCCTCGACGAGATCAAGACCGGCGACCACACCACCCAGGAAAAGGTCGCCATGCTGGTGTCGCTCTCGGATGCGATGACGAAGATGGCGGCCTCGGCGAAGCGGTTCGCACCGAAGGTCAGCGAGCTGGGCGTCGCCCAGGACGTGATGGCGAAGCTTCTCGATTTCGTCCGTGAGGAATTCCCGCATCATGCCGCCGCGATCCTCGAGATCATCGAGCCGTTCGGCGAGCGGCTGGCCGAGATCTACAGCTCATGAGCGCGCGGCCGAAGCTGAAGGCCGCCCTCAGCCGCAAGGACTTCCGCGACAAGATCGCGGAAATGGCCTCGGCATTCGCACGCCATATCGAGCTGAACGTCGAGGCCTTTCCGGCCGACCAGGCCGCCCGGGCCGCACGCCTGGCGCGCGTCGAGGCCGAGGACGGATTCCGGTTCTTCATGGAGACCTATCTGCCGCACTACGTCCGCGGCGAGCACAGCCGCTTTCACCGGGCGATCTTCGACCGCGTCCCGGAGATCCTCTCGTCGCCCACGGGCGTGCGCGATCTCTTCATCGCGCCCCGCGGCTCGTCGAAATCGACCCACCTCTCGCTCGGCTTCGCGCTCTACTGCATCGTCCTGAAGAAGACGCGCTACTGCCTGGAGGTCTGCGACGTCTACGCCCAGGCCGCCCTCCTGATCGAGGCGATCAAGGCCGAGCTGACCACGAACCCGCGGCTCCAGAACGATTTCCCCGAGGCCTGCGGCCAGGGGCGGGTCTGGCGCGAGGGCGAGATCGTCACCAGGACCAACATCCGCATCGAGGGGCTCGGGGCGCTGCAGAAGCTCCGCGGCCGCCGCCACGGACCCTACCGGCCCGACCTGATGTTCTTCGACGACATCGAGAACGACGAGCAGGTCCGCTCGCCCGAACAGCGCCAGAAGCTCCAGAACTGGGTCTACCGGGCGGCGCTGAAAGTCGGTCCGCCGGACGGTACGATGCACGTGATCTGGGTCGGCACGGTCCTGCATTTCGACGCGGTGCTGGTGCGGGCGGCGAAGTCGCCGCTGTGGCGGGTGACCGAGTTCCAGGCGATCGTGAAATGGCCCGACCGCATGGACCTCTGGGACCGGTTCGAGGAGGTCTGGCAGAACGAGGGCGAGGAAGCCGCCCGCACCTTCTACGGCCGGCACAGGGCGGAGATGGACGCGGGCGCGGTCATCAACTGGCCTTCGGTCCAGCCGCTCCTCTGGCTGATGCTGGAGCGCGCCGCCAGCCACGACGCTTTCCAGACCGAATACCAGAACAAGCCGATCTCGGAGGGCAATCCCTTCGGCGACCTGACCTTCTGGGTGGGCCGCAACCCCGACTGGATCTTCTTCGGCGCGATCGACCCCTCGCTCGGCAAGAACGGCAAGGGCCGCGATCCCTCGGCCATCCTGATCGGCGGCTTCGACCGGCTGACCGGCCGGATGGACGTGGTCGAGGCCTCGATCCGCCGCCGGCTGCCGGACCTCATCATCGCAGACACGATCGCGCTCCAGCGCGAATACCGCTGCCTTTTGTGGTTCATCGAGAGCGTCCAGTTCCAGGAATTCCTGCGCACCACCATGATGACGGAAGCCGCGAAGGCCGGCGTCGGCCTCTCGGCCGTGCCGGTCATCCCGGTCGCGGACAAGAACCTCAGGATCGAACGGCTCCAGCCGCCGGTGAAGGCGGGCCTGATCCGCTTCTCGGCCGATCACGGCACGCTGATCGACCAGCTCCAGCAGTGGCCGAACGGCGACCACGACGACGGGCCGGACTGTCTCGACATGCTCTGGCAGCAGACACTGGTCTACGCCGGGGGCGGCATGGCCGGGCAGATGATGACCGCGGCCGCCCCGGCCGACGACCGGCTGGGCGGCTATCGGCTGGGAGGGCGCGGATGATGCGCCGCAAGTGGAGAGCGACATGAGCCGCCGCAGGAAACCGCACCACCGCGCCGCCCCGACTGCGGAGGCCTTCGCAGAACCGCCCCGCCGGAACCTTCCGGCCGAGGCGCGGTCGCTCATCGCCAACGCGGCGAACGACATCACCATCCCCTACTACAGCGGGGTGCTCCAGCACGCCGACGACACGCTGATCCAGCAGGGCGGCGGCAAGGGGCTGGCGATCTACGACGAGATCGAGCGTGACACCCACGCCTTCTCGATGCTGCAGAAGCGCCGCAAGGCGCTCGTTTCCCGCGCCTGGGAGGTCGAACCCGGGGGGGCCCGCGCGATCGACAAGGAGGCGGCCGATCTCGTCGAAGGGGTCCTCCGCAGCCTGCCCTTCGACGGGATCACCGAAGACCTGCTCGACGCCACGCTGAAGGGCTTCGCGGTCTCGGAGATCGAATGGGAGCGCGCGGGGGCAATGATCCGGCCGCGCCGGATCGTCGCCCACAACCAGCGCCGCTTCGTCTTCGACGAGGCGTGGCGGCCGCGGCTCCTGACCTGGACGCAGATGCGCGAGGGGATCGAGTTGCCGGAGCGGAAGTTCGTCGTCCACCGCGTCGGCGTGAAGGGCAACAACCCCTACGGGCTCGGCCTCGGCACGAGGCTCTTCTGGCCGGTGCTCTTCAAGCGCGAGGGCATCGCCTTCTGGCTCCATTTCCTGGAGAAATTCGCCGGGCCAACGATCGTCGGCAAGACGCCCTACGGCACGCTCTCGGACGCGCAGCGCCAGCTCCTCAACACGCTCGTCTCGGCGCGCACGGCCTCGGCGATCACCGTGCCGATCGGCACCGACGTGGAGTTCCTGGAAGCCTCGCGGTCGGGCAGCGTCAGCTACGAGCAGTTCCTGGCCTACTGGGACCGGCAGATCTCGATCTGCACCACCGGCGAGACGCTGACCACCCAGGTCGGCGAGGCCGGCGGCAACCGGGCGCTCGGCGAGGTCCACCAGGAGCAGCTCGACACGCTCGCCGACAGCGACGGCGATCTCCTGACCGACAGCCTGCGCGAGAGCCTGGTGCGCTGGATCGTCGAATACAACCTGCCGGGGGCGGAGCTGCCGTCTGTCTGGCGGGTCAGGCCGAAGAACGAGCGCGCCGAGGCCGAGACGCGGAAAACGAAGGCCGATGCCGCCGCCGCGCTCGACATGGCGATCGCGGCGATCGTGCGCCAGGCCGCGAAGTTCGAGGACGACGCGATTGCCCGCGAATACATCGTCAGCTTCGACGTGACCGACCAGCTTTCCGACAAGACGATCGACGCGCTGGTGGCGGCGCGCCAGGCCTTCGTGTCGCCGGGATCCGACGCCGACCCGGAGGCCGATCCCTTCGTCGCAGCCGGTCCGGTCCGGTTCTCTGGCCACGGGCTCAAAAAAAAACCTCTCTAGGCCGGCACGTCTGCTTCGCCGATCCTGACGGGCCGGTCGAGCGGATCACCGATCAGGCGGTCCGGGCGGCCGAGCGGCACTTCACCCGCCGCATCGCCGCGGTCCGCGAGGCGATCACCGGTGCGGGAGGCTATGAGGCGGCGGGCCGGGCGCTTCTCGAACTGGCGGCGCGGTGGACGCCGGACGCGCTCGCGCACCTCCTCGGTGACGCGATGGAACTGGCGGCCTGGGCGGGTCGGGAGGCGGTCTTCGTCGAGAGCGGCATTCCTTCTTTCGCCGAGGCCGATTTCGACAGCCCCGAGTTCCGCGAGCAGATCGATTACCTGCGCCAGAAGCGGCCGAAGCCGACGAAGGTCTGGACGGACGCGATGGCGGGCGACCACGACCGTCTCTTCGTCGTGGCCGGGGCGACAGACACGGCGATGCTGGAGGAGTTCCACGCCGCCGTCATCGAGGCCGGCCGGACCCGGGACTTCGAGGCCTTCGCCAGGGACTTCGACCGCATCGTCGAGAAATACGGCTGGTCCTACAACGGCGGGCGGGAGTGGCGCATCCGCACGATCTTCAACACCAACATCCGCACCAGCCACATGGCCGGACGGCTCAGGCAGATGCGCGACCCCGAGGTGGTGAAGCTCCTGCCCTGGTGGCAGTACATCCATGCCGACACGCGGGTGCCGCTCAACCCCCGGCCCGAACACGTGGCCTGGGATGGGCTGGTGCTGGCCTGGGACGATCCCTGGTGGGACACGCATTTCCCGCCAAACGACTGGCTCTGTTCATGCGGGGTGCGGACGCTGTCGGACGCGCAGCTGAAGCGGCTCGGCAAGTCCGGCCCCGACAAGGCGCCGGCCCTGAACCGCAAGCCCTTCACCCACAAGGCGAGCGGCCAGACGGTGATGCTGCCCGAGGGGATCGGCTTCGGCTGGGATCACATGCCGGGCGATCTCTGGGAGCGCGGGCTCGTGCCCTCGGCGCTCATCGACGACCCGCTGGCGACGCGGATCGGCGACATCAAGGGCCAGCACCAGGTGTCGATCACGGAGCCGGTGCCGATGGAGGAGATGATCACGAGAGCCAGGCCGTTCACGTCGGCAAGGATGGACCCGGGCCTTCCGATCGAAGCCTATGTCGAGGCGTTCCTGAAGCCGTTCGGAGCCGGGCTGGACGAAGCGACGCTCTGGGAGGACGCGGCGGGAGCACGGCTTCCGATTTCCGACCTGTTGTTCCGGCGCCCCGACGGCAGCTGGAAGGGCGACAAGCGCGGTCACGGCGATCACGCGCCGCTCCTGGCCGAAGCCATCATGGACCCGGATGAAATCTGGCTCGGCGTCCGCGAGGTGCCGGTCGACGAGGAGCGCTACCCTGGCGTCATGCAGCACATGCTCACAAGGCGCTACATCCGCGTCGCCCCGGAGAACGGGGTCTTCGCTCTTTTCGAGATGGGCAGGCGGAACTGGCTCGGCGTCACCGGCTATGCGCCCCTGTCCCGCCGCAAACCGGACTTCAGCCATCTCGACCGGCAGCGCGTCGGCAAGCTGATATGGTGGAGAAAATAGCGCCCCCGGGTGCTCGGGCGCGCCGCATCGCCAGGGCTATCAGGGCACACACCACCACACCCGGACGACAGCAGCAATGTAGGCGCTCGAAAGGAGGATTTCAACGATGACAGGCTTCAGCATCCGGATCGGGATCGACGAGGCCGAGGCGCGGCGGAACCTGGGCGAGCTGCTCGCCAGGATGGCGAACCCGCGGCCCTTCTACGAGGCGGCCGGCAACCTCCTCGTCGCCTCGGTCGGCCGCAACTTCCAGCGCGAGGGCACGCCCGAGGGCACGCCGTGGACACCGCTCAGCCCGGCGACGATCCGCAAGCGCAAGAGCAGGGGGATCGCCGGGCTGGCGATCCTGCGGGAGCGCGGCCGCCTCGCCGGGTCGATCTTTCACCAGGTGGAGGCGGCGGGCGTGCGCATCGGCGTGCCCTCCGGCATCCGCTACGGCGCGATCCACCAGTTCGGCGGCACGATCGAGAAGCCGGCCCGGGCGGGCAGTATCTGGCGGCGCCAGAACCGGGACGGCTCCTTCGGGCGGAGGTTCGCGAAGAAGCGCAACAAGACCAGCGTCGCCACCGAGGTCGCGATCCCGGCCCACCGGATCACCATCCCGGCCCGGCCGTTCCTCGGCATCGGCCCCGAGGACGAGGCCGACATCATCGAGGCGGCGCGGCGGTGGCTCGACATCGCCTGACGGCAAACCCCCCGGAGCCGCTCAGCGGCCCGCTGAGGCGCGTTGGGCGCGTCGGGCCACGTCGGGCCGTGCGGAAGCGAGAAGGCCCGTTAGCCCCCCGTCAGGATCGCTCCCACGGGCATTTGCGTCCGGTATCGCGACAAGAGGATTGATCGGCGGGCCGTCCGGCCGCATGATGGACCCATCCCTCGCCTCCTGACCGCCCGGCCGGACCCATGTCCGGACGCAACCGCCTGCGGGCTGTCGCATGGTCGCTCCAGTCAATCACCTGGACGAGCACATGCCGGCGACAGAGCCCACCCGCGCCCGTATCGAAGTCTTCCGCCCCGGCACCTTCCGGCCGATGGGCGGCGAGCCGATCACCTATTCCGCGGCCGACCTCAGGGCCATCGCCGACGCCTATGACGCGGAAGGGGCACCGGCCCCGGTTGTCGTCGGCCATCCGGAGGTCGATGCCCCGGCCTTCGGCTGGGTGAAGCGGTTCGACTTCGACGCCGGCGCGGGACGTCTCTTCGCCGAGCTCGACGAGATCGAGCCGCAGTTCGCCGAGATGGTGAAGGCGGGCCGCTTCCGGAAGGTCTCGATGGCGTTCTTCTCGCCTCAGGCCTCGCACAACCCCGTGCCCGGCACCTGGTATCCCAAGCACGTGGGCTTCCTCGGTGCGGCCGCGCCAGCGGTCAGCGGCCTGAAGCCGGCGCGCTTCGCGGGCGAGGCCGATGTGATGTTCGAGGCGGCCTTCGGCGACCGTGGGCTCGAGGAGACCGCGTCGATCCTGCGCCTGATGCGCGACTTCTTCATCGAAAAGTTCGGGCTCGAGGAGGCCGAGAAGGCCCTTCCGTCGTGGCGCATCGAATGGCTGGGCGAGATCGAGCCCGAGAAAAACCCGTCGGGCGCGGCCTTCGCGGCGCCCGTGAAACCCACTCCCACCCCCGCTGAAGAGGACCCCGCCGTGACCAACAACGATCCGGCCGCCGATCCGGCCTTCGCCGCGCGCGAGGCCGAAATCGCCGAGCGCGAGGGGCGCATCGCCGCCCGAGAAGCCCAGCTCGCCCATGCCGACAACCTGGCCTTCGCCGAAAGGCTTGTCACCGAGGGCCGGCTCCTGCCCGCCTCGAAGGACAGGGCCGTGAGCCTTCTCGACGCGCTGCCGGGCGAGGCGACGGTCGGCTTCGCCGAAGGCGGCGAGAAGGTCAGCCCGGCCCGGGTGCTGCGCGAGATCCTCGAAGCCCAGCCCAAGGTCGTGAGCTTCGGCAGGACCGACCTGCCCGAGGGCGGCGAGGGCGCGCGCACCGCGACGTTCTCGGCCGATGGCAAGCCGGTCGATCCCGCCGGGCTCGAGATCCACACGAAGGCGCTCGACTACCAGCGCCAGCACCCCGGCACGGCCTATCTCGACGCCGTCCGCGCCGTCTCCTGAAGGAGGGACCATGCAGTATTTCCAGGATGTCCTGACGCTCAGCGTCGTCTCTACCGGCACCTTCGAGGCCTATGACCTCGTGGGCTACAACGGCGCCAAGATCGCGGCGGCCGACGCCGTCGTGCTCGGCGTGGCGAAGAGCCCGGTGACGGTCGTCGGCGACATGGCCGCGGTGATGGTGCTCGGCACCGCCCGCGTGAAGGCCGTGGGCGCCATTGCCCAGGGCGCCAAGGTGGTCTCGGCCGCCGCGGGGGGCGTGCAGACGGCCGGCGCCGGCGTCAACCCCTTCGCCACCGCGCTCCATGCAGCCGCGGACGGCGAGTTCGTCCAAATCCTCATGCGCTGAAGGACCTGATCTATGGCCCCCGTCAACACCCGTACCGCCGCCGTCATCGACCCGATCCTGTCGACCCATGCCCGCGGCTACCGCAACCAGGAATTCGTCGCCCCGGCGCTCTTCCCGCGGGTCACCGTGCCGAACCGGTCGATGCGGGTGATCCGCTTCGGCAAGGAGGCGTTCCGGATGATGAACACCCGCCGCGCCCCTGGCGCCAACAAGAAGCGCGTCCAGTACGGCTATGCCTCCGACCCGATCAGCCTCGTCCAGGACGCGCTCGAAGGCGTCGTGCCAATCGAGCATCAGGAAGAGGCGATGGCGGTTCCCGGCATCGACCTCGGCCGCGGCGCGATCAACATGGTGCTCGACGTCGTCGATCTCGGTCTCGAATACGACAGCGCGCAGTTGGCGCGGACGGCCGCGAACTACGACGCCAACCACAAGCTGACGCTCACCAGCACCGCGCGGTGGACAAACGCCGCCTCGACGCCGCAGGCGGACGTCCGCGCCGGCCAGGAGGCAATCCGCCGGTCGATCGGGCGCTATGCGAACACGATGGTGCTCGGGCCGACGGTCTACAACGCCCTGCGCGGCCATGCGGCGATCAAGGACCAGTTCAAGTACACCTCGAAGGACAGCATCACGGCCGAGATGCTCGCCGCCTACTTCGACCTCAAGCGGGTGATCGTCGGCAAGTCCGTCTACCTGCCCGAGACCGCGGCCGACACCGCGCTTGCCACCGACATCTGGGGCGATGACGCGATCCTCGCCTACGTGCCCGAGACCGGTGACAACTTCCAGGTGCCGTCCTACGGCTACACCTACGAGCTGATGGGCTACCCGCAGGTCGAGGCGCCTTATTTCGAGCGATCGAACGACAGCTGGATCTACCCGACCAAAACCGAGCGCAAGCCCTACCTGGTGGGCGCCGAGGGCGGGTTTCTCTTCACCGACGCCGGCAAGCCGTAAGGGGGCAGCAATGGACAAAGTCACCGTCAGGATCGCCAGCCCCGTCAAGATCGGCGAGGCGGTCCACATGCCGGGCGACGAGGTCGACGTCGATCCCGAGACCGAGGCGATGCTGATGGCGGCCGGCGTGCTTGCCGGCGCCGGCGAGGCCGAACCTGCCGACCGCCAGGCCGAACCTTCGGCGATGGAGGCGCTGGCCGCGGAGCGCGACGCGATCCTCGCCCGTGCCGAGGCGGCCGAGGCGAGGCTCGCGGCGTTCGAGGCGGATGCGAGGGAGAAGGCGGCAGCGACCCCCACCCCTGCCGCGCCGGCCAAAGGCACTCCGAAGAAGGGCGCCGCGGCCGCCAAGGGCTGAAAGGCCCCTCGCGCGGGGCGGCGATGACCCGCCCCGCGCAACCCGAACGCCAGGCGAAAGCCCGGTGCCGATCCGATCCGTGAAACCCGCGAGTGGTGGGATCGGGGAGCCGGGCGAGTAGGCCGCCGGGGGCGCTGCCCGGACGCGAACGTCGCAAGGGGGCGTGACAGGCCGGAGAGACGGCCACCACCGTGCCAGGAGCCCCTATCATGACCACCAAGGTAACCGTTTCCGCCAATCATGGCTGGCCCGTCGACGTGACACCGCTTCCGACGACCGCCGATGGCGCGGTCGGCACCAGGACGCGTGTGCCCGCCGGTGAAACCCGCGATTTCTTGGTCCACTCCGGCCAGGACCTGCTGATCCACGAAGTCCAGCCGGCCACGATCGCCGCGGAAGCCGCCGAATGAGCTACGCCACGCTCACGGACCTGATCGAGCGCGCCGGCGATGCCGAGGTGCGCCAGATCGCCGACCGCGACCGCGACATGATGATCGACCAGGACGTGGTGGACGCGGCGCTCGTCCATGCCGACAACCTGGTCAATGGCTATCTGGCCGTGAAATACGACGTGCCGCTTGCCGCGGTGCCGGACCTGGTGCGCACCTGGGCGGTGTCGATCGCGCGCTACATCCTGCACAGGAATGGCGCGCCCGAGCATGTCTCCCAGGACTACAAGGATGCCGTCGCGGCGCTGAAGGACGTGGCCGCCGGCCGGATCGCCCTGCCGGTCGCGGCGGGCGCCGAGCCCCTGGCGTCGGCCGGCGGCGAGGTCATGGCATCGCATCCCGACGAGGTCTTCACCGCCGACCGGCTGAGAGGCTGGTGATGCTGGAGCTTGTCGTCGCGCGCCTCAATGACGCCGCACCGGGCCTGACCGCTATCGAGATCGCCGAGGACATCGACGCGATGGCCGACCGCGCCGGCATGGTGGAGAGCGGGTCGGTCATCGTCATGCCGCTGCGCGAGGCGGCAGAGCCGAACGTGCTCGCCACCGGCGGCCATCGGCAGCGGGTGCGGGTGCAGTTCCTTATCGGGATCGTCATCCGCCACTACGACGACGCGATGGGGGCGGAGCGCGCCAAGACGTTCGACACCCTGAAGACGACCGTGGAAGCCGCGCTGACCGGGTGGGAGCCTGACCCCTACGCCGAGCCCTGCTCGCTGGTCGCCGGCGAAAGCAACCCGGTGACCACGGGTGTCAGCATCTACGTGCAGACCTGGGAAACCGCCCGTTACCTGACAGGAGTGTGACGCATGTCCGAGACCTCCCAGCCCCTCCCGTCCGAGGGCGGCAGCTACATCCGAACCGGGAAGGGCGAGCTGGTGCCCGCCCCGGTCCATGACGCGCCGGAGCCCGCGAAGGCCCCGCGCAAACCGCCGGTGAAGGAGACGTGACATGCCGTTGAAATGGAACCGCAAGGTCCTCCTGGCCAAGATCGAGACCACCTACGGCACCGATGCCGCGCCGACCGGCGGGGCGAATGCGGTGCTGGCAACCAACGTCCAGCTGAGCCCGATGGAAGGCCAGGACGTGAGCCGGGAGCTGGAGCTGGTCACGCTCGGGGCCCAGCCGACGGTGCCGGTCGAGGTCCACGCCAAGCTCACCTTCGAGGTCGAGCTGGCGGCCTCGGGCACCGCCGGCACCGCACCCGCCTGGGGATCATTGCTCAGGGCCTGCGCCGTGGCCGAGACGATCGCGGCCGGCGTGTCGGTGACCTACAACCCGGTGAGCCTCGCCCACGAGAGCGCGACGCTCCATTTCTGGGTCGAGAACACCAGATACGCCCTCGTCGGCGCCCGCGGCACCGCGGCGATCCGCGTCGAGGCGCAGAAAGTGCCGAAGATCGCCTTCACCTTCACCGGGCTATTCACCGCGCCCGCGGAAGCGGCGCAGGCGACGCCGACGCTGACGTCGTGGCAGAAGCCGATCGTCGCCACCAAGGCCAACACGCCGGTCTTCACCCTGAACGCCCAGGCGCTGGTGCTGCGCTCGCTGGAACTCGACCTCGCCAACGAGGTGGTGACGCGGTTCCTGATCGGATCGGAAGGAGTGCTGATCACCCAGAAGGCCGAGAAGCTGACGGCGACCGTCGAGGCGGTGCCGCTGACGACGCTCGACCCCTACGCGCTGGCGCTCGCCCAGACGGCGGTGCCGCTCGTCCTGACCCACGGGGTCGGCGCGGGCAAGGTGGTGACGCTGAACGTGCCGCTCGCGCAGATCCAGCGCCCGTCGGCGATGGGGCAACAGCAGGGCATCGTCGAATGGCCGCTGAGCCTGGTGCCGCAGGTGAACGCCGGCAACGACCAGTGGACGCTCACGCTGACCTGAGGAGGCGACGCATGCCGAGATACACCCCTGACAATACCCGCGGTCGCATGGTCCGCATCACTCTCGATGGCGAAGAAGTGAAGTGGTGCAGCGAGGCGGATGACGAGCTGGGCTTCGTCGTGGCCGAAGAGATCGTTGGGAAGACCATCAAGCCGGTTCTGCGCACAGGCGTGGTTGTCGTCAGTTTTCCCGAGGCAGAGCAGGAGATTTGAATGTTCAGGGTGATCGAGGAGCCGCAGTTCGTCGAGGACGTGGCGGTGGAGGTTCCGGACGGGACCGGCTGGCGGCCGGAGGTGCTCAGGACCCGGTTCCGCGCGCTGAAGGTCTCGGACATCGACACGCTGAACGAGGATGGCGGCGCGGTTGCCGTTCTCGACCGTGCGGTCGTCGATTTCGAGGACCTGGCCGACGAGGCCGGCAAGCCTGTGCCCGGCGACGGCGAGTGGCGGGCGCGGCTCCTGGAATACCCGTTCATCCGCGTCGCACTGATCCGCGCCTACTATGCCGCCCAGTCGGGGCTCCGCTCGGGAAACTCCGCGCCTTCGGCCGCGCCTGGGCGCGGGGCGAGCTGAAGGGGGGGACCCGTGACGAGGCCCGCCGCGATGCAGAGAGGTTCGGTCTGGAGCCCCCGCCGGCCCCGGAGCCCTTCGGCCTCTGGGCGGAGCATCTCGGGCCGGCGCGCGCCTTCCTTGCCGTCGACACCCAGTGGCGCGTCGCCTCTGGAGGCTTCGGCATGGCGGTGATCGGGCTCGACTACACCGCTGTCAGGATCGGGCTCAGGGCGCAGGGGATCCCGCTCGATCCTGACGGCTGGGCGGCACTGAGGCTGATCGAGGCCGGTGCGATCGAGGCGATGAACGAGGCCCGGACATGAACTGGAGCCGTCCATGACCGCCTTCAACGTCGCCATGCTGCTCACGGCCGACAGCACCCAGGCGCGGCGCGAGCTGAAGGGTGCCGAGGCGGAAGTGCAGAAGTTCGGTGCGGCCGCGCGCCAGGCGGGCAACACCGCCGCGGCCGGCTTCGACAAGGCCGGGGCGGAGATCCTCCAGTTCCGCCGCGCCTCGACCGGCGCCACCTCGAACCTCGTGGCGCAGTTCAACGACGTGGGCCAGATGCTGGCGGCCGGCCAGTCGCCGCTGCTCCTCGCCGCCCAGCAGGGCACCCAGATCAGCCAGGTGCTGGGCCCCCTCGGCGCCGCGGGCGCGGTCCGGGCGCTCGGGTCTGCCTTTCTCGGCATGCTGTCGCCGGTCAACCTCGCGGTCTTCGGCGCGGTGGCGGCGCTCGGCCTCCTCGGCACCGCGCTGCGCGGCCTGCTCGGCGAGACGCAGTCGGTCGAGGACGCGATCGGCGAGCTTGAGGCGGCGGCGAGGTCATGGCGCGACGCGGCAAAGGTCGGCAGCGACGACCTTCTCCGCGAGTTCGGGCGGATCACGCCGGAGATCGTGGCGCTGCAGCGCGAGATGACCAACCTGGCGTTGACCAATCAGCTCCTGAAAGCGGCCGAGGCGGCGGCAGTGCTGGGCGGCGAGTTCGATCGTATCGACGACTGGCGCAGCCGGTCCGGCGATATCGCGAAGTTCCTCGACGTCGAGCCGGCGCTGTCCGGCCGGCGCAATGCCGCGAGATCGGTCTACGAGAACCCCCTGATCGGCAACTTCGACCGCCAGTTCGAGACGCTCGCCACCTCGCCCGACCTCGACGCACAGATCGAGGCGCTGCGCACGATCCGGGGGATCATCACCGAAAATGTCGATCTGAATGCGGCCGGAAACGAGCGCCAACGCGAGTTCCTCGCCTCGGTACAGGCGCTGGAGCGGGAGCTTCTGGCCGTGAAGGCCGCGCAGGACGGCATCGGCTCGGCCCAGCAGGTCTCCGAAGAAAAGCTCCGGAGCATGATCGCCGGGCTCGAGGACGAGCGCCGCATCAAGGACCTCATCCGCCAGCACGGCGAGGACAGCCTCCAGGTCGAGGCCGCCCGCGTCGAGGTCGAGCGGCAGGCGGTCCAGGAGATGCTGGCGGCGAGTGATGCATCCGGTGAGCTGAAGCGCCAGTTCCTCGCTGCCTGGGAAGCCGCCAATGGTGTTCAGGCCGCCAGCGGCGATTTCCTTTCGACCCTGCTCGACGTCGCCGGGGCGGGCGAGGACACCAGGCGCGCGATCGAGGATGCCTGGGCGGCGATCACAGGTGCCGCCGGCGAGACCAACGTCTGGGCCGGAGCCATGTCCGGGGTCGCGGCCGAGGTGCGCGGCATCTGGGCGGCGCTGGGGTCGGTCGTCAAGACCGGCATCGCCAATGCGTCCAGGCAGATCGAGATCGAGGCGCTGCGCTCGGGCCAGTCGGTCGCCGAGGCCCGCCGCACCGTCATGGAGGCGGAAATCCGGCGCGAGGGCGAGGCCCGGCTCGCCAGCGCCCGCAGCACTGCCGAAGCGACCACCGTCTGGGTCGAGACCGAGACGCGGATCAGAGGTGTCGAGCTCGACCGCCAGATCGAGGCGGAGCGCCGGGCGGCGGCCGAGCGCGACCGTGCCGCGACGCGGGGTGCCTCGGGCCGGTCGGGGTCGCGCGCGGCAGAGGTATCCCACGGCCAGCGGCTGATCGCCACGCTCGAGCGCGAGCAGGAGCTCTTGCGCGAGACCGACCCGGTGCAGAAGGAGATCATCCGCAACCGCGAGGCGCTCGCCCAGTTGATGGGCGCGGAGCGCGCGCGCGCCGAGGAGCTGATCGGCGTCAATGTCCGGCTGCGCGAACAGCAGGCGGCGGAGAAGCAGGGCTGGGACGACACGAAGCAGGCCGCCTTCGATGCGCTCGACGGGTTGATCCGGAGGGGAGAGAGCGCGGCCGAGGTGATGGCGAACCTCGCCGACTGGATCGCCGAAGCATTCCTGCAATCGGCGCTGCTCGGCACCGGGCCGCTCGCCGGCCTCTTCGGCGGCCAGGGCACCGGGCTTCTCGACATGCTCGGCAAGGGCCTCGGCATTCCCGGCGTGGCGACCGGCGGGCTGATCACCGGGCCTGGCGGGCCGACCTCGGACAGCATCCTCGCCCGGCTCTCGAACGGCGAGTTCGTGGTCAACGCCGCAGCCACCGCGCGCCACCGCCCGCTTCTGGAGGCGATCAACACGGCGCCGCGCTTTGCCACCGGGGGCATAGTGGGCGGCGGGGCCAATTCCCCCTTCGCGCCCGGCGGCGGGGCGCCGGCGGCCGTCGTCGAGCTGAGGCTGTCGGACGATCTCGACGCCCGCATCGCCGAGACCTCGCAGGCGGTTTCGGTCCGCGTCACCCGCGCCGGCATCCAGGAATACGACCGCAAGGCCATGCCGAAGAAGATGCGCGCGGTCCAGGCCGACCCGAGGAGGGTGGGATGACGCTGTCCTTCCCGCTGTCGCTGGCCAATTTCTGGGACCAGCTCCTCATCTCGACGGTGGCGATGGACTGTGCGCCGCAGCTGGAAAGCTCTGGCACCGGCGCCGGCCAGCGGCTGACCCGCGAAGTGGCGCCGGCGCTCTGGCACGGGTCCGTGACGCTTGGCAACCTCACCCCCGCCGAGGCGGCGGATCAGATGGCGCTCGTCGATCTCGCGCGCCAGTCGGGCGCCACGTTCCTCGTCTGCGACCGCACGCGGCCATACCCGTCTCTCGACCCTGACGGCGCGGTCGTCGGCATCGCCACGGTGACGGTGCAGGCGATCGGGGCGACCCGGCGCGATCTGAGGCTCACCGGCCTGCCGCCGAACTACCAGATCCGCCGCGGCGACCTGGTGGGTGTCACCTGGGGCGCCTCGCCGCTGCGCTACGGGCTCCACCGCATCGTCGTGGCCGCGAGCGCGGATGCGACCGGCCTCACCGGTTGGTGCGAGGTCGCCCCGGCGCTGCCATCCGCCCTGGCCGCCGGCGCCGCCGCGAGCCTCGCGAGGCCGGTCTTCATGGCAATGATGGACGGCCCGGTCCGGCGCGGCACGCTCCGCCGCGGGATCGTCGAGGGCATCTCCTTCGATTTCATCCAGACGTTGAGGTGAGAGATGCGCAATCTTCCCGCCGCCGTCGCCTCCCACCTCTCCACCCGGCCCGACGCCGTCCGCGTCCACACGCTGGTGTGGATCACCGGGAAGAGCCGGACCACCGGCCTGCCGGAGAGCCTCGGGCTCTGGAACGGGTTCGACCACCAGCAGTTCGACATCGGGGGCCTGCGCGACTACTACGGCGCCGGCACCATCCTCGGGCTCGACCGCATCACCTATGGCTCCGGGCTCGACGTGCGGATGCACACGATCACGCTCGCCGCAATCTCGCCCGAGGTCGAACAGGCGGTGCGCGGCTACGACGCGCGGCTCGCCCCGGTCGAGGTCCACGGGCTCCTGATCGACCCGGTTTTGAACACCATCGTCGGCGCCCCCTGGCTCGCGCTTCGCGGCTGGGTCGACGAGGTCGATATCCGCACCCCGGCGGTGGACGGCGAGGGCGGCATCGACCTCCGCATCGCTTCGGCCGCGCGCGCGCTGACCCGGACGCTGAGCCTGAAGCGCGGTGACGCGAGCCAGCAGCGCCGCGGCGGCGACCGGTTTCGCCGCTTCTCCGAGATTTCCGGCACCGCCACCGTCGCCTGGGGGGAAGGATGATCGTCCGGCGGCACGACTGGTATTCCCGGCTGTCGGACGCAATCGAAGGCGCCCTTCAACGGCCCTTTGAATGGGGCGTGCACGACTGCGCGCTCTTCGCCGCAGACGCGGTCCTGGCGATGACCGGCGTGGACCTGGCCGACGGTTTCCGCGGGCACTACCGCAGCGCCGGCGGCGCGATGCGCATCCTCGGCCGCGGCGGCTGTGACGATGTGACCGAGTATGCCGCGACGCTCCTGCCGGAGATCGCGCCGGCGCTTGCCGCTGCGGGCGACATCGCGGCCGTCCTGACAAAGGCCGGCCCCGCGCTCGGCGTCCTCACCGGCCCGCTGGTGGCGGTCCCCGGGGCCGGCGGCCTCGGCTTCGTTTCCCGCGGTGAGGCGATCCGCGCCTTCCACGTGCCCTTTGCCGGGGAGGGTGCCTGATGGCCGCCCTTGGCAATGCCATCTACCTCTTCTTCGTCAACATGGGCGTCGGCACGGCGGCGGCGAGCTGGCTGACCGCCTTCGCGGGCCGGATCGCCCTGTCGCTCGGCCTCTCGACGCTGTCGCGGGCGCTTGCGAAGACGCCGGAGGGGCGCCAGCCCGGCATCACCAACGAGGTGACCCAGACCGGCGGCACCGATCCCGAGGCCTTCATCCTCGGCCTCTATGCCACCGGCGGCCAGCTGGTGGCGCCGCCGATGACCCACGGGCAGGCCGGCAAGACGCCGAACGCCTATCTGACCTATGTCGTGGCGCTGAGCGACCTGCCCGGCGTCGCACTGTCGCGGCTCTTCATCGACGGCGACATCGCCACCGTGGGCGGGACCGCGCATCCCGACTACGGCACCCCGGTCACGCTGAAGGGAAAGGCCGACCGGGCCTGGATACGCGTCTACGACGGCACCCAGACGGTGGCCGACCCGATGCTGATCGCCAAATACGGCAGCCATCCCCAGCGGCCGTGGCAGGCGGACATGGTCGGCACCGGCACCGCCTATGCGATCCTGACCTTCCGCATCGACCGCGAGATCTTCAAGGGCTTTCCCACCGTCCGTTTCGAGCTCGACGGCATCCGGCTCTATGACCCCCGCAAGGACCCGGCGATGGGAGGCACCGGCAGCCAGTCGTGGTCGGACCCGGCGACCTGGACGCGGAGCTTCAACCCGGCGGTGATGATCTACAACATCCTGCGCGGCATCGCCGTGCCGGGCGGCGACACCTGGGGCGGAGGGTGGACGGCCGCCGACCTGCCGACGGCCGAGTGGTTCGCCGCAATGAACGCCTGCGACGCGCCGGTGACGCTGGCCGCCGGCGGCACCGAGCCGCGCTACCGCGCCGGCTTCGAGGTCGCCGTGGACCGCGAGCCGGCCGAGGTGATCGAGGAGCTTCTGAAGACCTGCGCCGGCCGGATGGCGGACGTCGGCGGCACGATGAAGATCGCCGTCGGCGCGCCGGGCGTTGCCGTGAAGGCGATCACCGACGACGACATCATCGTCACCGACGAGCAGAGCGCCTCCCTCTTCCCCTCGCTCGCGCAGACCCACAACGGGGTGCATGCGACCTTCCCGGACCCGGCGAGCCTGTGGGAAAGCCGCGACGCGCCGGCCCGTTACGACGCCGCGGCCGAAGCCGAGGACGGCCGGCGGCTCGTCGCCACCGTGTCGCTGCCGGCCTGCCCCTGGCAGCGCCAGGTGCAGCGTCTGATGGTGGCCTGGATCAAGGAGGAGCGCCGCTTCCGCCGCCACCAGATGGTGCTGCCGCCCGACGCCGCGATCCTCGAGCCGCACGACGTGATCAGCTGGACGAGCGTCAGGAACGGCTATTCCGCCAAGTTCTTCGAGGTGGCCGAGATCGCCCACGATCCGGTGAGCCTCCTGCAGTTCGTGAGCCTGCGCGAGGTCGATCCCGCGGACTACGACTGGAATTCGACGCTCGAAATCCCCTGGGTGGCGCCGGTGCCGGGAACGGACCTGCCGCCCGCCCAGACCGTGCCCGGCTTTGCCGTGGTCGGCACCGCGCTCGACGATGCGGCGGCGGTCGCCCGGCGCCCGGCCTTGCAGCTGACGTGGGACGGCACCGGGCTCGATGGCGTGACCGCGATCCTCTACGAAATCCGACGGCTGGGCGGCGCCCAGGTCGTCCGCGGCACCACCATGAATGTCACCTCCGGGAGCCAGATCGTCGCCGCCGGCATCCTGCCCTCCACCATCTACGAGGTCCGCGCGATCCCGGTTGCGCCGCGCCCGGTGCTGTGGACGGCCTGGCTGCCCGCCACCACGCCCGCGGCCTACATCACGCTGAACGATTTCTCGGACTTCACCGGGCTCTTCACCGCCGCCGGCCTCACCGTGCCGAAGCTCGTCTCGTCGCTGCCCGCATCGGGCGCCTTTGTCGGCGAGCTGGTCTACCTGACCACCGACAACAAGCTCTACCGCTGGACCGGCACGGCGTGGACGGCGGCGGTCCCGACCACGGACCTGACCGGGCTTGTGGCGCAGGGCCAGCTCACCATCGCCGACACCTCGAACCTGATCGAAGACCCCGGGCTGGAACTGAACGGCCTCGGCTGGGGCGCTTCCGGCGGCTGGGGCAGTTTCGTCGTCACCGCCACCGATGCCTATACAGGAAACAAGGGCCTTGCCCGCGCCTATAGCGGAGCGACGGTCACCGAGGGTCTTCGCAACAACACGGTGTTCGACGCACGGGCCGGTGACAGCTTCCGGGTGTCGGTATGGGTCAAGCGGTCCGCCACCGGTGTCTGCACGAACATGGGCATCCGCATCAGGTGGCTCGACAAGGACGGGGCGCAAATCACGGTTTCCGCCGCCACGATGGTGCAGGCGAGCCTGACCACCAGCTATCAGCGCGTCACCGGGGTTCTGGTCGCCCCCGCCGGGTCAGTCACCGCGCATGTCGTTGCCCTCGTCAACGGGCATTCGGCGGGGACGCTCTATTGGGACGATTTCTACTGCTACCGGATGAACGCCGGCGAGCTTGTCGTCGACGGCACGATCTCCGGCAACCACATCGCCGCGAACACGATCACCGGCGGGTTGATCGCGGCGACAGGGATCATCACCCAGGTCGCACAGATCGGCGATGCGATCATCACCGGGGCCAAGATCGCCAATGCCACGATCCAGGGCGCGAAGATCGCCAACCTCTCGGTCGATACGATCAACGTCGCCAACTCGGCCATTTCAGCCGTCGACAGCGCCTACACGGCCGGCAGCGTGGATGTAAGCGCCGGTGGCGCGCCGAACATCCTGACGGTCCAGTCCCTGGTGGTGAACAAGGGCCGATCGGCCGCGATGGTGTTTCACGGCATCGTGTCGCTGTGGGTTCCGAGCGGCGAAAGCGACCTGACCGCATCTGTCCATTTGCAGGTGGGCGGCGCCACCGTCGCGACGCTAGGCGTGGGCCTTCTCGCAGGCGGGACGGTCGACGTGTCGCTTTCCGGCGTCGACAACACCGGCACGACGGGCAACCGCACCTTGACACTCGTCGTCATCTCGCAGGGGACAACGCCATATCTGGTCGCCTCCAATCGTGGCCTCTTTGCCCTCAACCTCCTGAAATGACATGAGCAGCGATCCGCAGACCTACTTCGCAGTCTACATGGCCGCCACGGGCAAGATCGTCCGATCCGGCTCCTGCCGGCAAAGCATGGTCGCCGCACAGGCCATCCACGCTGGCGAGGCAGCCGTGGCCGTTGGCCAGATGGTGGCAGACACGACCGATTGGGTGAATGCCGGCTTCGTCGAGCAGCGCCCCGGTCTCGCCGACGTGCCGGCGGCGAAGGCGCTCGCCATCGACGAGGACTGGGTGATTGCCGGGGTTACCGACGGCACCGAGGTCTGGATTGACGGCGCGCTCGCCGGCACCACGGATGCGACCGGGCTGACGCTCTCGTTCCCGCTTGCCGCGGTCTGGCAGGTCCGTCTCCTGCCGTCCTTCCCGTGGAAACCCGCCGACTGCGAGGTGGCCGTGACATGAGGATCGTCGCCGACGCCCCCGCGAAGCAGGCAGCGCTCGATGCGGCCCTCGCCGCCGCCCGCCGCGCCGCGATCGGCCGCGTCAATGGGGCTGCCGGGGAGCTGCGCTGCACCTTCATCACCTCGATCCCGGGACAGGAGATGATCTACCTCGCCAAGGAAAACGAAGCGCGCCTCTACATCGCCGACCCGGCGCCAGACATGGCCGACTACCCCCTTCTCTCGGCCGAGATCGGCCCCGGGCTCACCGCCCCGGACGCCGGCCAGCTCGCCCAGCTCTGGCTCAACATGGGCCACCAGTGGCGGCAGGTCGCCGCCCAGATCGAGACCGCCCGCCTCGGCGCCGTCTACGCCGTCGAGATGGCGCCGGACGAGGCCACCATCGCCGCCATCGAGGCGGCCTATCAGGGAGCCCTGCCATGACGCGCTTCATTCGCTGGCTCGGCCGGCTCTGGCGCACGCCGTCGGATTTCGAGGGCTCTCCGCTCGAATACGCGCTCAACCAGATCGGCCACGGCTACCTGATCGGGGGAGTGCCGGCGCTGATCTGGGGCCCGGCGGCGCTCCTGCCGCTGGTCCTCGTCTACCTGGCCGTTGTGGAGCTGCCCCAGCTCGTCTTCTGGCGCGGCCGCGTCGCCGACGGGCTCGAGGATGCGGCCCATGTCGCCACCGTTGCGGTCGCCGTCGCCTATGGGGCGTGGCCGGCGCTGGCCGCCCACGCCCTTTTCGTCGCGGCCGGAACGGTCGCCCGCATGAATGTCGGAGAAACAGATGGTAACGCTTGAGTTCAAGGCCGGGGACCTCGTCAGCTACGACCTGCAGTGGACGGAGGTCGTGAATGGAAGTCAGGCCCCCAAGGACCTGACCGGCAACACGCTGACGGCTCAGGCGAAGCTCGGCTCCTTCACCGGCCCGATCACCGTGACGCCGATTGACCTTTCTGTCGGCAAGTTCCGGCTTTCGGTGCTGCCTGCAGCGTCGGCGCTGTGGCCAGCCGGGGCCACTGTGCCGTTCGACATCAAGAGAACCTGGGGTGCCAACACCGCGAAGCGATCGGTGACCGGTTACTTCAGGGTTATTCAGGGGATTACCCCATGATTGCGGTCTGGGACGCTGTCACGGTCGGCCCCGTCGCCCTGCCCGTCGATGACGGCGGCGAGATCGTCATCACGGCCACCGGCAGCGTTGCCGCGCCGCCCCTCGCTTGGCTGCTTTCGGGCGGCCTCTGGAACGACGCGGCTGCATGGGAAGACGCGGCCCTTTGGGAGGATAGCTGATGACGACGATCACCAACGGCGAGAGCGGCGCAAGCGTCCGGAGCAAGCTGAACGCGGCTCTGGCGAAGACGGACCTCTTGTCGGGCACGGTGGCGCGCAACCTCGACACGCTCGCCGACCAGGCGCATGTGGCGGCCGCAATCGCCGCCCTTGTCGCTTCCTCTCCCGCCGCGCTCGATACGCTGAACGAACTGGCGGCGGCGCTGGGAAGCGATCCGAACTTCGCGGCGACGATGACGGCCGCCCTCGCGGGCAAGGCCCCGCTCGCATCGCCGGCGCTCACCGGCAACCCCACCGCGCCGACGCAGGCGCCGGGGAACAACACCACCCGCCTTGCCACCACCGCATTTGTCGCGGCCGCTGTCGCTGCCGGCTCCAAGCCGGCCACGGTCGGCTCCGGTGCTCCCGCCACGGCCCCGGCCGTCGTCGGTCTTCTCTACGTCGATGACAGCAACTACAACCTCTACTACTCGAAGGGCGTCGCCACGGTCTCGGACTGGGTGCTGGTGATCGACAACGACGCGGGTGCGACGTTGTCGCCCAAGGCGACGCCGGTCCTCGCCGACGAGGTCATGATCTTCGACAGCGCGAATGGCGCGGCGGCCGTCGTCGCGACCTGGACCCAGATCGTCGCGGCGCTGAAGCTCGTGGTGCTGGATGCGAACGGGCGACTGGTCAACCCGAAGTCGACCTATACCTCCTTCGACGGCGGCACCGTCTCGACCGGCACCTACACGCCGACCTCGGTCGACGGCAACGTCCAGCACTACGCCAACAACGGCGCGCACACGCTGGCGCCGCCCGCGAACCCCGGTACCTTCCTGATCGAAATCGTCAACGGCGCCTCGGCGGGCGCGATCACGACCTCGGGCTTCACCAAGGTCTCCGGCGACGCTTTCACGACGACAAACGGGCACAAGTTCCAGTGCTCGATCACCCGGACCAACTCGACCTCGCACCTCAACATCAAGGCGATGCAGTAATGCTGCTTTTCCCCACGCCATATGTCCTGACCGGTGCGCCGCCGCCTGCGCTGGCGGGATACGACACCCGGACCGTCTTCAAGGACACGGCCAGCCAGCAGGCCTACGGCGGCGCCGGCGTCTGGGACTATGCGGTGGTGGCCGGCGAGTTGATCGCCATCTCGATGCACGCCGAGGGCAACGCGACGATCATCAACCCCACCACCTTCACGCTCTCGCTCGGCGGCAGCGCCATGACGCGAAAGAACGCATCGGCGACGACAAGCTCGGGTGTGTTTCCGGGATCGGCCGGGTTCTGGATCATCGCGCCTTCCACCGGCACGCTTGCGCTCGCGGCGGACGTGGGCGTCGCGGCACGGGCCTGCGCGCTGGTGGCGCGGCGGATCACCGGATTTGACGCGACAACGCCCCTCGGCGGATCGGATGCGCCATCGAAGCTCAACGCCGACGCCGCGACCCTGCCCGGTTCCGCCATGACGACGGGGCGTGCCGGCAACGTGATCCTGGCAGATGCCTGCACCAAGGCCGGCACGATCACCTCGGCCACCTCCACCACACTTGACGGAATGGGCCACGACACGACCGGCGCCGACACGATCTCGAACCTCGGGCTGGGCTTCGGCCAGAAGCTGATGCCGTCGATCGGCAGCATCACCCCGGACTGGACCTTCGATGTAGCCGGCCGCATGTCGGCCTCCGTGATGGAAATCAACGTGGCGCCATGACCATAGTTTATCAGCACCCGACCGCCGGCCAGATCATCATCGGGGCGAACAAGGGCGCCTCCCGGCGCGTGCCGAAGCCAGCCGGGATTGCGCCGGGCGCCGCCGGGTCGATCCCCGACCAGGTCATCACCCAGGGCGCGGGCTCCGTGCAGATCGCCGTGGCGGGATATTTCACCGGCACCGCGCTCACCTTCGCGCTCCAGGCTGCGGTGACGGGCGTCTCGCTCGCGGGCTCGACGCTGACGATCTCGGACGCCTCGGTCCTCGCCGCGGCCACGGTCACCGTCGTCGCCTCCAGCGCCTTCGGGCCAAGCGCGACCCAGACCTTCAGCCGCACGGTCAATGCGCCCGCCGCCGGCGGCACGATCACGATCAATCCCTTCGTGCGTGACGAGGTGGTCTTCGATCTCGGCACCTCTGTCGGCGATCCGGAAGCGCAGGTGCCGCTCTCGGGCACCGCCGGTCCGGGCGAGGTGATCCAGGCGCGCGCCGTCTCGCTCGACGACTTCGGCCTCACCTCGACCGCGTGGCGGGACGTGGCCACCGCGAACGGCGTCGGGAACTGGTCGGGGGCACTGGCCTTCACCTCGATCTCGAACTCGCGGTTCAGCGCCGAGGTCCGGCTGAAGGCAGCGCCCGCCACGACGGCGACGGGGACAAGGACCTTCTGCGTCGGCCATGTGGCGATCGACATCGGCCAGTCCGAGCGCTACCGGGTGCGCGAGGTCTACTTCTCGCAGACCACCAGCCCGGAGGCCATCATCGGCATCGCCGAGGCGGTCCAGCAGCTTGCCGCGCCCTATCGGGTGGGCAGGGTCACGCCGACGGCACAGCAGCCCTTCACGGTGGGCGTGGACACGCTCCCGACCGGTCTCACACGGTCTGGCAACCAGGTCACTGTCAACAAGAGCACCTACGACGGTGCGCCTCTGCAGCACTGGTATTTCCCTGATCACCGCCTGGAAATGGGCGACAGCCGCTTCGTCATGCGGCGCTGCAAGATGGAGGTCGTCAGCGACCTGACGCTGCCCTACTTCCTCAACAACCTCAACGGCGGCGGCTTCAAGCTGATCGCCCACAACGACTTCGTCGCCAAGCCGGGCGGGCTCTCCTTCAGCGCCTTCATGAAGGAGGAGTATAGCGGCACGGGCCTGAACCTCGTGGTGCCGGACATGAACTGGATGATCCGGAACTTCTTCTCCGGATCGACCGGCGACCTGATCAAGGCAGGTCGCGGCTACTACATGGAGAACACGTTCGAGTGGACCTGGAACATTCCCGGCAACCCGGCCGCATGGGCTGCCGGCACGACCTACGCCGCGGGCGATTTCGTCAAATACAACAACAATTACTTCCGGTCGGAGTTGTCGGGGAACCTCGGCAACACCCCGCCGTCGGGCCAGACAGACAGCACCTACTGGAAGTCGTGGAACCCGCATTCGGACGGCTTCAACCCCCAGCACGGCGTCTCCGGCCCGCTGGTGATCGCCCGCAACCTGATCAAGGCCGACTTCGCCCGCACCGCCGGCAATCTGCTCGATGGTGCGAACAACGTCCTCTATCGCGGCAACCGCGATCCTGCCCATCTGGCGAACAACAACCGCATGGACCTGGTCCTTGTCGAGGAGAACGTCGTGGTCCGGGCGCCGACCTCGACCTCCTATGCGATCCAGACCGAGGGAGGCGCCAACGTCGTGCCGCCGGTGATCCGGGGCAACCGCATCACCCCCGGCGCCTCCGGCAACCAAGGGTTCATCCATGCGGGCACGATCCAGCCGGGCACCGAATGGACCGACAATCGCAGGCTCACCGACGAAAGCCTGATCGCCCTGCCGACCAACTGTGTCGCGGGCACCTACACGCCCTCGACCGAGAAGGCGGTGCAGTTCGCGAGCCACGACGACGCGACGATCAATGCCGTCGCCTATGTCAACACCGCCCATCGGCCGACCGCCGGTGTTGCCGCGATGGCGAACGGCTTCATTTCCGAATTCCCCGGCCGCCGCTTCGCGGTGGGCTCCGCCACCAAGTCGGGAACGACGCTCTCCTGGCTCTGCGATGACAACGCGACCGCGCGACAGATGGCCCATTACATCGCCTTCGTCGATCACCTCTGCCCGCACGGCACCCAGCCGGGCACGATCACCCACTACTGGCAGGCCGGCGATCAGGCTCTCGGCAACAATTACGCCGACAACATCCTGCCGATGCTGACCGGCAAGTATCTCGACGGCTCGCCGGTCACGCTGCCGGCGAACCTCGGCCAGCGCACGATCAACCGGACCCTCGCCGAGCGCCACGCGCCCTGGACGCGCACCCGCATTCTCCTCTGCGGCCCAGGCACCCGCTGCCCGGAGAGCACAAGCGGCGTGGCCAACAACATGGCAAATGCCGACAAGAAGACCGACAACAGCCAGCTCGCGTCGATGGTCAACTACCAGCGCATCCGTGCCGAATACCGGATCATGGTCGCGGCCGTTGGTGGGCAGGCCGTCCACCCCTTCGTCGGCGTGCAGCCCCTGGCGCACTACATGGCCTATGCCGATGGCGTCCACCCCTCCGACCACGTGGACGGCCTGCCCACGATGGGCCGCTACATCGCGCTGGAAAGCCTGCAAGGGCTCGGGCTCATCCCCGATCTCAAGGTGACGTTCGACCAGAGCGCCTTCGCGGCGAACGGCTCCTATGCCGAGTTCTGGTCCTCGGCCGGTCCGGTCACGACAGCACGGCGCAAGCGCGGTCTCGCCGCGATCCCGGCGACCTGGCCGCACCGGACCGAGGTCTTCTCCTGGGAGATCGGCGACACCCAGGCAGCGGCCGTCCCCGCCCAGAGCGCCACGATCCAGGCCGGCCGCGTCCGGGTGCTGCCGATCTCCGGCGCCTTCGCCAACGGCCAGAAGTTCGCCTTCGGCCGGGGCGGCGCCAGCGGCGTCATGCGTCCGGTCGAGGACAGCGCCGACCGCTACGACCTCAACTACCCCGGTGTCGATCTCGGCTTCTACAAGCTCGACATCGTGCCGATCGACCCCATGCCCACCGCGCCGATCCTGACCGCGGCCGGCATCACCTGACGGAGAACTCCATGAACGACCAGGACTTCCTGTTTTTCGCGAAATCGCGCCGCGCCGCGCTCATGAACCAGATCGACGACATCATCGACGAGATCAAGGCCTGTGACGCGACGATCGCTGAACTGATGATCGAGACGCCCTCGCCCGAGCCGACGCCCGAACCTCAGCCGGAACCCACCCCGGAACCGACCCCAGAGCCGCAGCCGGAACCCACCCCTGTTCCGGCACCGACCCCGACCCCGGTCCCGGCGCAGCCGAAGCCCCCCGCCACCGCCTATGACGCGGTGGCGGCGCTGAAGGACAAGGTGACGGAGGTCAAGCACTCGTCCGGCCACATGGTCACGCGGACGCTCGTCGACGTCGACGCGCTGCCGGCGATCGACAGGGGCGCCGCGATCCCGGCCAATGTCACGGTGACCGCGACCGAATGCATCCTGACCGGAAAGTTCGTCGGCGATTTCCGGATGCACATCGGCGACCGCCAGCTCACTCTGGCCCCCGGCGCCGACGTGGGCCTGGTGCATGTCTACGGCCGCGCGCCGAAGGGCAGGACGGCCGGGGTCGCGATCAAGACCGGCGCCCGGCTGCGGTCGCTGAACGGAACCATCCTCGACGGGTCGCTCGGCATCTCGAAGGCGATCCACCAGGATCATTCCGGCACCGGGCCGGGTGCGCGCATCGGCTCGCTCGACGAGGTGGTGGACTGCCAGTTCATCAACCAGCAGGGCGACGGCCCGAAGCTCGCCGGCAGCGAATACGGCCCCTGCCGGATCGAGAGGACCCTCTTCGGCGAGCAGGAACTCGGCTACGCCGCCGCCCACTATGACCAGATGACGATCATGGCGGCGCTGAACGGCCTCGCGGTCCGGGAATGCTACTTTGACAACGACACCGACACCGACACGGTGGGCGTGAACAACTGGATGCAGTTCGCCCCCTACTGGCCCGGCGCGCTCTACGGCGACATCGATGTGACGGGCTGCATCTTCGTGCACCGCAACGACCGGTCCTTCGGTTTCGCCAAGGGCTCGAAGTACCCGGGCACCTGGAGCGGCAGGATCAGGATCAACCACAGCTGGTTCGACAAGGCCGGCGGGGCGAAGAAGATCTTCTACCAGGGGCGCAACTTCACGGATGAGTGGATCGGCAACGTCGACCTCGCCACCGGCGCGATCCTCTGA